GGTGATATTCCCATTTGATTTAGATTTGTTACCTCCACAACCACAACCACAATCACGTTGTTTTGGTGGATTTGTTAAAAAATCAGTTATTAATACTTCGTTGGTTTGCTTTGTGTATTTAGCAATCCATTCACGTTTTAGTTCGTTGCTAAGTTTACAAAATTCCTTAGCATCGTCACCCGATAAAATTCTTCCAAATATTTCCATTTTAGTTTTAAATTAAAAAAAGCAACCAAAGTTAATTGATTGCTTCTCATTCGTGTCTTGCAAATATAATAAAAAAAACCTTCGCTTTTACACGAAGGTTAACCAAAACTAAATAAATATGAAAAACTAACTATGCAACCGCATTAAAAGAGGTTGTTGCTCCTTTATAGAAACGTGAACCTATTTTAGTTGAATCAGCTACTGCAACCGCATCGTACAACTGTACAACTAAATCTTCTGCCGTTGTAATAGCTGTTGTTGGGGTGAAACTGTATTCCTTAGTAACGGGGTCTTGACTTAACGATAAAGCCGTAATTGTATCAGAAACACCGTCAATCGTAAATCTTAGATTTGCAATAGCAATGTTATTTAAGTTTTCCGCTTGGTTCATTGCGAACTTAGCGAAGAAATACACTTTTTGTTCTGAAACATCGGCACGACCCGTTAAAACAATGTCACTAATTGGATATAATGCTGAATTAGGATTAAACCCTAAAGTGGCACTCGTTAAAATACTTGCGTTTGTCATAAACAAATCAGCGTTAGTAATTTGCATTGTTACAGAAACGGAATCAGAAACTGAACCATCTGTAAACATATAAGTTCCCGTGTTTAACATTCCTAAAGGGAAACCGCTTAAAGTAGTTCCATCAACTAAAGCACCGATTGCACCCGTATCAAATACAAACAATACGTCAAACGCTTGAAAACTATTCCAAGTGTATAAAGCACTTGCGTATTTCCATCCTCTTTTTACAAACTTAAATGTAAATTGTGGTAATCCGTTACGGACAACCGACATAACACCACCTTGATATTCCTCTGTCGTTGGTTCAGGTGTGTTGTTAGTAGCTTCAACCGCATCCAAAACGGGGTTAAAATTTCCTAATTGGATTTGCTCATTTACATAAGCTAAATCAAAGTCGTCTGTTGTGGTATTCAAAGACCATCCTTTAGGTACTTGAACAAAGCCAACTAAACGACCCTCGTTGATTATACAATTTGGAGCACCTAGATTTTTTCTAGTTGTACTACAATCTTTTTGGTCAAATAATATTGCCATAATTTTATGTGTTTTTTAATTGTTAAAAAATATTTCGTTTATACATGAATTATCAGAAATTGCTAATTCTAAATCCAAAGAAATTACGTTCCAAATATCAATCTCACCGTTGTTTTCTCTTACTGAAAAGTTAGGTAAAAATTTACGTTCAATCTCATTTCTTACTATCTGACTTATTCCTGATTGCGTAAAGCATTGGATTAAGTTTTCGAGTACGGGAACTAAAACATCTTTGTAATCTGTTTGATAAATAAAAGGGTTCATTTCACTTTGTTTGTCGCTAACCGTTGCAATTAACAACTGTGTTTGACGTCTTACTTCGTGTGCTGACAAATTCTCTTTATCCGTTCCGTTTATTAACCAAATCAAAGGATAAGGACTATCTTGACGTGGCAAAGCTAAATACTTATTAAGTTCGTCTTGCGTTCCCCATCCGTATTTAATTGGAAATTCCGTTGCTGTTGCCGTATTTATGTGGGGTGGCAAAACATCAACTAATTCCCCTAAACGTTCTTCAAAGACTATCATAATCCAAATGAATTTTTAAACTCGTTTTCTCCGTAAATTCTAAACTTTTCAATATCAAAATCTACAAAATCAGCTTTTTTGTCATTCATGTATTGGTAAAAACTAACGTTAACACCCTCTGCACTTCCAACCCAATCAACAAACTCAACACCATCAATGATAGAAACCATCGGATAGTGACAGTAACCGCCTTGATATTGTAATAAAAACTGCTGATTTGCATCCGCTATTTTATAAGCGGGTGAATAGTTTGATGCGTTTTGTGTGTTTACTTTAGTTTCTCCCGTGCTAGTTGTTTGGCTTTCCGTTGCTGTTCTAAACAGTTCATAAACACGATACGCAATTAAGCTATAATCGTAATCTAAACCGTTCCAAATTTTGCCATCGTACTCATCTCCTTGAACTAACTTTTTATAACTAGCGTAAAGCGGATTATCAATATCCGCTAACGCTAATTGTAAGGTGTTATAAGTTGCTAAACCTAACGCATTTAAAAGTATCTCTTTCTCTACCTTAATACATAGTAATTCTAAGGCACTTGCAAAATTAGGGGATGCTTGTGCTGTTACCGATGTAGGGTGTTCAACTGACATTGGAATATACAGTCCGTTGTTTTTGTTGAAATAAGATTTTGATACAATTTGTGGCATTATTTCTCTGTTTTAGCTTCTTTATCTTTTTGGAAAAGCCCTAATTCGTAACCTTTTTTCAAAACTGACTCATCATTAGTTTCGTAAATGTCACCTTTTTTAAAACCAGCCCAATCCTTTGTTAATTTAACTTTAGCCATTATACTACGCTTTAGTTAAGGCAGTAACCGCATCGCTGAAATCACCGTAAACAAACGCACCATAGTGGTTAGATTTAACACGACCTACTAAACGAGCCTCTGCTAAGATAGTCACTAAGTTTTTAGTAAAATCGTCATTTTCATAACCTACGTTAATTGTAACTCCTTCTTTAAATCTTACTCCGTATTTAGAGAAATCACCAACTAAGAATTTATCAATAGTTACACCCGTGTTTGCAACAACTCTAATTCCTGAAATCACAGTACCATCGGATGCCGCAAAAGGAGGTAAAATATATTGCCCGTCAGTAGCTTTTGATAATTCCATTGACGCTACATCTGTTGGATGCATTACAATGTAATTAGGTTCAAATAAGTTAACACGAACTTGGTTAATTGCAGTTCTCAATACATCCCATTTAGTAGGAGTAGGAATAGCTAAAGCAAAAGCACCAGCCGCCCATGCAGTAGCTGTTGTGGTAATACCTGAAAGGTTAACCGCTAAACCTGAACCACTCAATAACTGCTCATCAATTTTTAAATTAATAAGTTCAATTAACTCTTGGTCAATTTCTGAACGCATTAATTCAACATCATCCAACATCTCTTTAGTGATTTTGATATAAGCGGTTACTTTTTTAACGTTAGCACTTGCAACTACTAAATCAAAATCGGCTTGTGATTTGGCTGCACCCTCTGCGGTCATTGCTGAACCACCATCGGCATTTTTTTGTTCAACCCATTCCCAAACGTTAGACATAATCGTTCCAACGTTAACCAACTCTAAAATAAAAGGGTTACGTCTTACAATTCTAGTAATACCAGCCTCTCTTTGTGCTTGTGGTACTTGTCCCGTGATGTTTGTTGATTCAGCCATTGTTCCAGCGGCTTTTAATGTGATTTGTACACTAGCACCTGATTTTTCTTTCATTGCTTTTAAATCTTCGGCTTTTTCAGCTAACAAAGATGAAAGATTTTTAGGTGTGTTACTTGGTACTCCTTTTTCTTCAAGTCCTAAAACTCTAAGTGCAATTTCGTCAACGTTAGATTTTAATGCTGTAACATTTTCACCCGCTGTTTCTAACGCTTTAACTTGTGACATAAGCTCGATTAACTCGGCTTTAGTTACAGTTTCATTTTTAAAGGCATCTATTTTGTCGCCTAATTGTTTGATAATTTCTTCCATTACTTTAACTTTTTTAATAATTGTTTTAATTGTTCTTTTTGAGCTTCTTGCTCGGCTTGAGTGTCTAATAACGGCTCGTTTTGTTCTGTTGGAGTGTCTTTCACGGCTTCAACTGATATTGTTGGAGTGGCATAATTTGAACCTTTTACAACGGCTGAACCCTCTACGATTTTAGCTTCTGTAACCGCCCAAAAATAACCTCTTTCATCTGCTTGTTCTTTGTTTACTATTTCAGGATAGTATTTATCCCAAACTGCTTTTTCTTCTGCATCCCATTTCGACTCTGAATTAATTGCTAATTCTAACTTAACGTAACGCATCCCTACACTATGTTCTTTTACATATCCCTTAGCGTATTGCTCAACCATATATTCGTTACGCTCTTTACTCATTGTAGCATCAAAGGTTAATGCTTCGGTAGTGCCTTTGAAATTATAACCTAATTCACTCCATTGCATATCTTTAACCGTTGCTTTTACATTATCAGTAATAATATGGTCAAAAGTCATTCTATGCTCTTGAAGTAATAAAATATTCTTTTGCTCTTTTACTGATTTATTCCAAATACCTTTTAAATGTACGTCGTTATGTGAATCTAATAAATTAGTAGTATTGATAACTAACTTTGCTTTTAGCGTGTTTGCATCTGTTATCGGCATCGCTTCGGCTTTTACTACTTCACCTTTATCATTTTCAATACCTACATAGTGAAACGTCGCATCGGCTTCTTTAGTAATCATTTTCTTTTGAGCAATAAGAGTATTTTTGTTTTCTCTTAACGCTGTAAACAATTCTTCCTTAGTGGTAAATTGTCTATCTTGAAATTCTTTAACTACTATCATTTTTTTATAATTTGTTCCTCTTTCAAGGCTTTTAACTTCGCTTTTTTCTCTTTAGCAATTTGCTCATCTTTTAAGGCTTTCTCTATTTCTGCATTACTTAATTTAGTTCCCATTACATACCTAATTTAATTAATAAATCCGTTGTTTTTTGTTTAGCTTCTGCATCTGTCATAGTTCCATTGTCTAAACTTAATTTAATAACCTCTTGAAATGTTTTTAAAGTTGCTATCTTTTCATTCATTACGGGTTGCATAATATTCAAATGGTCATAACTAGCAATTAGCTTTTCACCACTATCGATTAAACCCCATTGTGAACTAAAAGAGTTCATTGTATTGTCCGCTGTTGTTTGTATTGAGTTTTGTAAATACCTTAACTCGCCTTTCTCCTGATTCTCATAGGTAGAACCGCCCGCCAAAGAATAGTTAAGAATATCTTTATTCATATCAAACGCTAACAAACATTTTAAAGCATCACTACTAAACTGCTCATCTAAAAATAAACGTTTCATATCACTAACTAAGTGACTTACTTGAATATCGTTATTAGTGATTTGCATTGATTTAGAACCTAACACCCGTTCAATAGCTGTACGGTCACCATCTTGTAATGGTGTTGCAACTCCTTGCATATTGTTCTTATTCGTCGCTAAGTACTTTTGCGACATCTGTAAATTGATATGTTTAGATTTAAGATTTTGCTCAATGTTTTCCAATACTTTGATAATTCCTTTTACCCTACTTGGTGAAATCATAAAAGTATTTGATTTTAACCCGTTTGCTAAATCGTAAAAAGGAATAATCTCGGATAACTTTATTTTGTACTCGGTATCATCTAAAATGTATTTAATCTGTCTTTCACCGTATGCTTTTTTATCTTTTTCAGTAACTATAAAATTATTTACTTTATGTACTTTATCAAAGTCAATATCACTTGGAATAAGATTGTATAACGCTTTTGGTAATTCGTTTAAAAACGCTTTTTTCTGATAGGTATAACAATTACCCGTAGCGGATAAAAACCACATCTGTTGAAAGAAAAAATCTTGTTGTGATTGAAAAAAATTAGGTTGTGATAGTATTTTAACGTAAGGACTGCCTTCTATAACTTCGCCTTTTGCGTTAATATGCTTTATCTTCATTTG